TCGCCACGCCTCACCGATCTTGCGCGCAACACTTACAACATTGCTTTTCAATTCGGGATGTTCCTTCAAAATCTGAGGACGCATCTCCGCAGCAAACTTCATGTAGCCATTTGGACCACGCTTTTTGCCTCCTTTTTGTGTGCCTTTTCTTGCTTTTTTAGAGGCTTTACGAGTGCTTCCCTTGCGCTTACCCCCCACATTAACATTATTTATGCTCTCTAATTCATCATTCTCCCCTGAATTATTAGTGACTGAAACATCAATCGTATTATTGTTTGCGTTGTTGTTTGCGTTGTTGTTTGCGTTGTTGTTTGCGTTGTTTGCGTTGTTATCATCCTCAGAATAATTCATGTTATTCGCATTGGAGTTGTTGTAATTGAGGTTCGCACTTCTGTTTTTGTTGTTTGGCTTTTTGTTATTAGGTGTCTTATTCCCACTACTACCCGTACAAACAATACGAATCTCTTCACCGGGACTTATTGTAATTGTTCTCATTCTACTTCATGATAGCATTTTACATTTTCAAACGAGGAACTTTGCCTCCTTTGATTTGTTCCACTAAGTCTGAAATCTGCTTGGGATCATAAACACCCGCAAAATGAACAAGAAGATCTCCAGGCTCCCATAAAGGTTGACCTGGCAATCCACGCAAAAATGCATTGAATTTTTTGTGCTGCTGTGTAATTTGTATGGCTTGGTTGTCAACTGGATTTTCTTCATACAACTTAATCATAGCCGCATTCTCCCACCAAATATGATACAAAAACTCTGTTTCATTCCAAACACGCCTCCAATAGTCTCGTGTCCATTCTGTATTCTTGAAAAAAATATTTCCTGAATTGATATGACCACAACTATCCAAAGCCATCAAGAATTGCTTTCCTGGCTCAAATAGGGGTAGCACGTGATCTTCAATTCGTAGAGATGGATTTGTAATAAGTACATCGGCATCAGAGAGCCATACCATTGAACCCTCTGGAAGTTCTGATAAACACTTGAGTATAAAAGGCACCTTTGACCAGGCAATAGGACGAGTACGATCCCAGAAAGACTCATCTCCCTGAATATACTTGTATCCATGACGCTCCGCATAGGCTTTTTTTGAATCCAAACAGGTCTGAACACCCTTTCTATAATCTGCTCCAATGACCAAGGTCAAAATAGTAAGTGGATGAGTCGTCATTGAACTCTTTACCAAGATGTATTGATGACTCTTTAACTCTTCCTACTTTTACGCTTACTCTTACTCTGTATGTATCTTCCTCCACGAAGATGTGTTTTTCGCGATTTTCGCGAACGACGAGCCTCCCACACACTTCGTGATGGATTTCTATTGAAAACAGTAGGTGTAAGGATTTCTATAAATTCTCTTACTTTTCTCGCAATCTTAAAAATAGTGTTTCCTCTTTCTTTCATTTTCTGTATGCCTAACCATAAAGCATAGAGGGCTTCTTGTACTCTTGGATCAAAGGATGTAGAAAGAGCTTTCATTTCCAAGTATGCTTGAATGGATGCTTGTGGATTATAGTATTCATTGATTGGACTTAACATATCTAAAATTTCATCAATCCACACTAAATCCTCACCGATTCTACCTGAGGCTCTACTCTCACGAAGAACTTCACGAAACTGCGTTTTCGCAAGTTGAAAAAGTTCATCTGACGTTTTTGTTGAAAGTTCTTCAGGAATTACAAAGGATGTATTTCCAGAACTTCTTCCAGGTCCTACAGATCGGCTAGCCTCTGAATAATTCATCTTAGTTGTATATTCGGTTTAATTCCGTGAGCGCCTCGTTTTTCTCGTGCTACGGCGATTTCTACGACGTGTTTGGTAATTACTACCAAGGCGTCTAACACGATTTAAATAGACTTGTAAGTCAGGCTCATAATTTGTTTGTTTTGTTACCTTGTACCACTGTGGACGCTGGCGTCTATAGCCGGGACCACCCGTTTGTAAAAGAGCCCATCTATAAAGTTGCCCATCTGCTCCTTTCTTGAAATCACCTATGGCTGGATTCTGAACTTCTGCTGGGGCTGCTTCTGCTAACGCATTGAGCCGACGAAGTGATTCACGCATGAGTTCTGTATTTCGCCGAATCGCAGCAAGTCTAGACTGCTCACGCTGGGCTCTTAGTTTTTCCGCAGCCGCCGCTGCTGCTGCTGCTTCAGCAAGACGTCTTTCCTCTGCTCTTATGGCAGCCTGACGTTCTTCCTCTTCCATCATATCAAACCAACTCTCACCAGGTTTGAAGTAAATGGGATCGCCAAATTTATTTCTGGGTTTATTGTAGGGTTTATTGGGAGGTTTATTTGAAGCCTCATTTGGAGCCTTATTTGGAGCTTTATTACTGCCGCTCATTTTCTATTCATGGCAGGCAAAAATTGAAATCGTGTGATCCCTCATTCAAGTGTCAATGGCCATTCAGTATACTCGGAATGAAAATGGTGACTTTGTATGTCCTTATTGCGCAAAAGTAGTCCCCAAAGATAAACAGAATACCATGCATTATCACCTGAAGAAGCACTCTGGTGATCTTCCTCACGAATGTGAAACCTGTGGAAAGAAATTCGCTCAAAAACAATCTTTAGATCTTCATATTCAAGTCCGTCACGCAGATACCTTAGATTCTGATTCAGATATTCAAATGTTTGATTGTCCCGTGCCAGGATGTGGATTCTCAGCACACACACATGCGAATCGTAGAATTCATTTTCTGCGGAAACATTGTTCCAAACAGGTCAAAAAGATTCGCGACGGAAATACCTGTAAACAATGTCAAAAACAATTTAATAGTAGTTCAGCCTTTTACTATCATGTAGGCCATTGCTTAAATGGAAATGCCATTCCTCATTTTAACAATGTTGTTTAGTGTACAAGGTAGTCATTATGATGATTTTTGCTCATCTGTGCGAACATTATTCATCTGTTGAACTAATCCATACAAGTGATATCCACCCGCAGCAAAGGCAAACATTAATAGGACCTCATACGCCCATCTTGGTGTATCACGACCCTTAGCACCCATATAGATCAAGAGAGGTCCTAAATAAAGGAAATGAATGATATTGACATATAAATAGGGTGAAGAGGCAGAATACCGAACCCACGCTTTATAACCGTGATACAGTGTAATAATTACACCAAGGGCAAGTAAAATAGTATAGACAATAGGGGGTGTAGCCGCTCTTTGTAACCCTACATATAGAAAGAAAGGGACAACCAAAAACAAATGGAAAAGTGCTAAAATGATATGGGTATCCATCACAGGGTTCTAAGTAGTGCCTGGGTATTTTCAAGTGCGCCCTCCATCCACGCTTGACGAAGGCTAAAACTTTCACCACACACATGAATTTGAGAAAACTCTTTACCAAAAGGTTGTAGAGATTCTTTGGACTTCACTTGAGGATCATACAAACCGGGCAACCAATAGGTACATCCTGATTCCCACGGATGAGATTTCAGAAAGATTGGATAGGGTATGTGTTTGTTTGGGAATAACTTGCGGCATTCCTGTGTAAGCAGAAATCCTAATGTTTCTTCTGACGGCTCTGTACCCTTGGCTAAATTCATCCAAACTTCAGTATCTTTCCCATCTGTATAGGATATCATTGTGATACCCCTTTGAGGATCAATGGGAATAAAATACCGAAGGGGCGTTGCTGTTACAAAGCGCCCCATATCCGCAAACCACGCTCGTCCTGTTTTTTTATCTACTGGAAACACTGCGTAAATCCGATGAAGGGGTTCCATTTTCACAAGATTCAATAAGGACATATCTTTTGTCTGTGGAATCTTTCTTAATACATCAGCATGTAATGCGAGTATTACATGTTTGGCTTGTATGTTTTTGACTTCACGATTTAATTTGAGTTTGAGAGGTCCTGTCGCAAACCATAGATCTACCTTGCCATCAGTTGCTGGAGCGAACGATAGAAGTTCATAGTGAGTATGGAGTTTGACGCCATGTTTTTTACAATCAGCAACCATTCTTTCAATGAGTGTATCATATCCCTCCGCACACACAAAATAACCTGAATGAGTTCCCATTTCACCCGCAAAACTTTCTAGAGCCAAATCTGCTCGCAATGTATAGATCTCTCCATAATACGGAAAAGGCGCAACAAGTTCTTTTGCTTTGGTTTCTCCAAAAATCTGGACAAGTAATTCAAACAAAGTATGCTGCGCAAGTTTGTCTTTGGGTAATCTCTTGATTTCTTCAAGCCATGAATCTAAACTCTCTTCCCAGTGATTGGGAACTAAGGGTGAACCATATGTTTCCACCCAATTTACATCCGATGAAATTGGTACTTCGTGAAGATTATAAGTCTTTAAGAGTTCACGAAAGAGTTTGTGCGATGAATGAAAACGGCCTGCTCCTATTTCCCAACGATAGCCATCTTTGCGAAAGGTTAGCACACGACCTCCAAAAATTCTGTATTTTTCAAACAAGGAAATTTTGGCCTCTGGGTAGCGTTTTGCGAGGTCCAGGGCCGCAAACAATCCTGCGATCCCTCCTCCTACAATGGCGTAATCCTCCATACTATTTTATCTCCTTAAAAACTTCACGAACCCAATTTACGATATACTCTGTCGTGGAATTTTGATATTGTCCCAAGACTTTGCCATTTGTAATGGCCACAAAAGCAGGAATACTACGAACTCCACAATATCCTGGAGTATAGTTGTTTTCATCCACATCACATTTGTAAAATGCTACATCAGGAAATGACTGTACAAGTTCAGCACCATCTACACGACGGCAAGGACCACACCAACTCGCCGAAAACCAGACCACAATCTTTTTGGGAACAACAGGAAGACGCTCATCTGTTGACTTTAGCAGCATGGCTTCAAAGAGTTCTTGATCCGGAAGGGGGTTCATCTGAAACTTCTGGAGGGAGGTCATTTTTGTCTTTAGTGTTAAATGAACCTTTTTGTTTAGCCCCCCTCAATCGGCTCAACGTTAAGCCCACTGCGCCTACCAAAATTAAGGCACTGACTCCAAGGAATATAGGTGTAGAAGATGACGACAGTAGTGCGCCTCCCTTCTGAAGAACTTGTGCTACAGCAGGTGCTGTATCTGTTTTTTTAATATTAATCGCAGCATCTTTTGCCGTTTGTGCGACATCTGTAAGTGTTGTTCCCGTGGAGACAATAGTTTCTAAAACAGGTTTTTCTAAAGGTTTAATAAATCCCAGAGATCCAAAAATAAAATCAAAGATAGAACTTGTTTCCTCCTCTTCATCGGGTTTTGTCTTGGGAATCATAATATTGGGAGCAGGACCATGGCTATCCATAAAGAGTGTTGCGGGGAACATACGATCTGTTCCTTTCTCCAATAACTCCTTGGTATTAAAAATGACATTAAATGTACTATACCCCGCCCAGATCCATCCCAACAAAAATGTAAAGAAAATGTAACTCAAGAAGAATTTTGCGGCTCCACCATAATAATCACCTGCTATGAAATGACTAACGCCGAAGGGAATGGAAATCAATAGCGAATAGGCTAAAAATAAAAATGGAGATGGACTTGTAGCCGGTGCTTTGCCCACAGGGGCATCTTGATCTAGGATTCCTGCTCCCAAACCTACTGGACCGATTCCAGGAATGGAATATCCATATGTACGAATAAAATCGGTGTCTGAAAATACCTGAACGATATCATAAAAATACCAGAATCCTAGTGAAATACAATTTACTAAAAATTTTAGAATTGCCGTTTTTGGAGATCGTAAGAGAAGATGATCTAGACCTATAAAACCTCCCAAAACGGCTATGACTTTTAAAACGGTTGGACTCAATTGAGAGCCTCCCCAGGTTGCTCCTGTTGTATGATCAAATGGTCCGAGGAACGATGCCATCACTATTCTATCTTCGTTCTTTACACAGGCAGACAATCCGCTGGAGGAAACCTATT